CCCGTGCGGACTCCACCGAGCCCAGCAGTTTATCGATGGAATAATAATCGTGGCTATCCACAAACGGCGCGTTCTTCGCAAACCGGGAAAACCTCCAACCCTTCGCGGAAATAATCTCGCTGTATGAGTCCAGGCTTTCATCGCTCGCCACATAATCCACCAGCCCATCGGCCTCGGAAATGATGCGCGGGACGACGTTGAGCGAGCGGTGCAGTTTGGTTTCAGGGGTATGGCTCATAATCAGTAGGGGAGGGATGGATCGTTGTTAGCTCCGGCGGGGTCCGGCCCGAGCACGGCGATGCGCACGCAGCGGCAGTTGATCACTTCCGCCGCCGGTCCTTCCGGGTCGCCGGGGAATCGCATCGTTAGGCTGCCGTAAATTGTAAAAGGTTCATCGATGGCCCGGATCTGGTTATGCAGGCCAGAGTAAGCCGGATGCCGGTCGCCCAGGTCCGCCATCGTTAGCCATTGCGTCCACTCCACCCCCGCCTCGCGGAAGCTCATGTCTCGCGCCACTTCGTAAGCCGCCGTCGTTTCAGTCCGCGCGATCATATCGATCCGCTCGGAGGAAATCGTGTTGAAGGTCCGTTTCACCCGGCCCCGGATCTCGTCCATCGTCTCGCCCTGGGAGATTGCCTCTTCCAGTTGGCGGCGCAGGTCCGCATGGATCTTCTCGCCCGCCCCGGAGATTTTGTTTTCCCGGTCTTGGATCGCTTCCAGCACACCCTTGGCAGGCAGCGTCAGCGGGTCCGTCCGTTCCAACTCCTCCGTCCAGACTTCGAATCCGGCCCGCTCCAGTGCCGCGCGGGAAATCCCCGCCAGCGCCCGCGTCCAATCCGTTAGCCATGAGCCAAGATCAAATAACAAATCCAGCGCACCGTATTTCTGCACAATGTCCTTCGATGTCAGCCCAAGCGCTTCCACCTCGCCGATCTTGCGCAGCGTCTCAGAGCGTGCCGCCATCAGCAACCGCCGCCCGCTCGAAGCGAATTTCTTTTCCCAAGGCTCGCGCTTGGCATGTGTCTGCTTCCATTGCTCAGAGCCTTCCGCGCCCTTTGCACAGCCCGTGCAGCCCGCCTTCGTCCGCCCTGCAAACAAATTCACCAGATCCTCCACCGGATCTTCCTCTTCCTCTTCGACTTTGAGACTTTCAGACTTTTGACTTTCGACCTCTTGCAACGAATAAGGAATCCGCCCCACGTCATCCCCGGCGAACCTTGGCAAGCCAAGCCGGAAATACTCCCCGGCGCTCACCCATGGCATCCCGCGATCAATCGCCTTCACCGCACTCTCGAACCGCTCGCCGCGCACTTGCTGCATCGTCGAGTGTTCGTCCCAGTCAAATTCCGCGAACAAGGTCCGCCCGGTGCCTAGCAACATTGCCGAAACAATCTCCACCGCATCCGAGATCTTCGCCGCCAACGGCATGCACGTCTCTTCGATCAGCTTGAACCGATCCGAGGCACTGCCCACCGAGTAAGACGCCTGGCTATCCGCAAACGAGGGTGGCACCCCGAAGGCCGCGTAAACTTCCTTCCGGTTTTCCAAACGCTGCGAAACATAAGCCGCGTCCACCGCCTGCAAGGTCGGCTCTTTGATTTCGATGTCGCCGGTTAGGAACACCGCGCGGAAATCTCCCCGGCTCGCCATCTCGCGCTTTTGCCGCAGCATCGCCGTGATTTGCTTTTGTTGCTCGTCCGAGGCGATGCCGTTCTTGCCGATCACATACGGCCCACGGTCGCCATTGTTCCGCGCGAGGTTCCGCGCAAAGGTTCCCGCCGCATAATCCGCGTCGGCGGAAATCATCGCCGCCTGCCATTCCGCCAGCCCACGGAAATCATGATAGGGGTTCCACATCTTGAGTTGAACCACTTGGCCGGGGATCAAATCATGTCGCCGTCCGCTGCCGTCCGTCATCTGCCAGCCGATCAATTCGCGGCCATCGCCGCCGATGATCTCGTGCATGTCCGAGGGCCGCGCCAGAATCAGCGGGCTCTTCGCCGCCACTCTTGTTAGCCAGCTATCGTCCAGCACCCAGAATGCTTCCCCGTAAAGTTTCAGAAAGCCCACCGTCGCCTCGATGAAGTCGCTGCGGTTGATCTTCCCGCCGCGCGTCACGCCCGGCCGTTCCCAGAATGCAGTCAGCGCCGGGTCTTCAATCCGCACATCACCGCCCCGCCGGTCCTCGGTAAACACCAGCGGCACCTGCGAGATTGGATTACTAACAAACCGCACGGCGGAATGCACCCACGCCGAGTTGGCATAAGGATTGCCCAGCGCCGCGCCGGAGCTTCCGCCCGTGTCCGCAAACACCCGCGTCCAGTCACCCACCGCCTTCGCCCGGAATGGCGAAATCAATTTGCTCAAAAAGTTCATCGGCTAGCACCTCCCGTTAGCATCTGAGAGACGGAAAACCCGATTTTCCCCTCCCGGAGAACTTCGCCGTCTCCCGATATTACAGAACCCCGTTGCAAAACGCCGGAACCCCGTTGCAAAATGCGTGCAAACGAGCCGCCGCGTAATGATGCCAAATCAGGGCATCCCCCCCTAGAAATCGATTCTAGGGGCCGTTTCTGAATCCGGGTTTGAAGGTGAAAGGGCAGGATCATTTTAACAAAGGGTTGCGTGGTAGGAAGTCTTCGCGGTTTTGCCCGCATGCAATGCCAGGGCGAGCGCCCAAAATCTATCGGCGTGCCCGTCCGCGTCCGAGTCCGCCACGAACCGGATATTGCCGGATGCCGTGGTCTCCTTGCGGATCTTGCGCAAGTCCGCGATGAGCGGATCATCGCCGAATGGAATCCGGATCGCGCGGTCCTCGAAGGCGCTGCGCAATGGAAACGCCAGGTCCTCTTTCACCGGCCCGGAGAAGTTTACGCCTTCCACTTTGTAAACGCCGAAGCGTTGCGCCGCCCGCTCTGCAAACTGCATCCCGAGCCCCGTCCGGTCGATGCACACCCGCCGGGCGATTTCGAACCATGGATAGAGCACGCTCTCTTGCGTCGAGAATTGCATCTGCGAAAGGTCCAGCCGCTTGCGCACCAGATTGAGCCCGCCCACCTGCTCCACCACGATCATCGAGGTAAGGTCATGATGGCGGCCGATGTCCACGCCCACGAAAAGCGGATTCGGGCAGCGTGCCGCTTGCTCCAAGGAGTATTCCCAGCCGTCCCCCTCTTTATAACAGCATGCATCGATCAAGCCATACTCGAGGAAGGCCCCGGCATCATCCGCCGGCACGCACATGTATTCCTGGAGAAACGTCTCCTGGTCCCGCGCGCGGCTCCGTTGATAATCGAAATACTCAGCCTCATCCATCTCCAAGCGGGGATCGCCCGCCGTGAGCTTGCTTTGCAGCTTGTGGAGAAATCCCTGGTCGAGCGCATCCTGCAAAGTCACCCGGTGATGCGAGAACCGTTTCGGGTTTCCCTTCTCCTTGATTTCGCGGATGAGTGTATTGAAATAATTTCCGGAACCCCGGTGCGTGGAAATGATCGCCAACGCGCCACCCCAGTCGATGGTAGGTCCCGCGATGGCATACACCATGCCCGGATCTTTCCGCAGCGCGAACTCATCGAGTTTAACAAATCCACCCCGGCCCGCGAACGCGTCCGGGTTTGAAGAGAGCGAATGAAGCGGTTGCCCATTCGCAAACCCGATCACATGCACCGTGTGCGAGCGCCCGCTGTCATCCGTGAGAACACTCTCGCCGATGTCCGAGGCCGCCGCATGCAAGACCTTGGCAAACGCCATGCAGTCCCGCACATATTGCCGCGCCGTCAGTTCATCCCTGGAAGAAACCCAAGTTTGCAAACGGTTGCTCTTGAGCGAATGCCTCCGCACGTCCTCATAAGCCGAGGCGTAAGAAATCCCAATCCGCCGGGACTTCTCCATGATCTTCATCAAAGAGCGGTCCTCCACCCATGCCGCCTGATAGGGCAGCAGGAACGTGTCACGCGCCGGAATATTCCGAGCGCGGCCCACGGCCTTGGGTTTGGTGAGGATGGCGGTCACAGGAGTTTTAATTGTTTCTCGATCACTTCCAACGTCTCAGCACTCAGCCCGCCGCCGGAGGTGATCTCCTTCGCCTTGGCTTCGATGGCATCCAACCGCTCGGCCTTGGCTTCCAAAATCTTGAGCTTGCGCAGTTCCAGATCCTGCTTCGCCGCTTGCAGTTGCAGCTTCACCAGCTCCACGTAAGCCTTGACGTTGCCATCCTCGATGGTCTCCGCCGTGAACACCATTTGGCCGATCCGGCTCAAATCCGCCGGCGTCATCGTCGGATCACTTGCCAGGGCAAACCGGGCTTGCTCCGCCCGCAGCGTAGCGGCCTGCATCCGTTTCTTCATCCGCAGCCACTTGTAAAACTCAGACAGCGCAGACACCGATGTCGTCACACCCCATCGCAAAGGAACCTCAACGGCGATGGCTTCCAGCGTCAGCTTCTCGCCATCCTCGCCGGGGTGGCGCATCATCCACAAAGCTTCATGAGCCTCGTCGGAGAGGCTCTTGAGCTTGGCGTCTTGTCGGATTTCCTTTTCCATCGAAAAATTGGATTAGAGGCTCGCCAGTTGGTTGCGTCCGCTTTCGGTGATCACCCATTGCTTCAAGCCGGGGTCCATGCTGTTCGGGGCTTCCCTTATCCAGCCCTGGTCTTTGAGAAACTTCGTCGTGAGCCCCTGCTCGGTGTATTGCAGCGGCGGCGCTACCAGATCATCCACGAAGGAAAACAAGCGGCTTTCTTCCAGCGCATAGCTGCCAGCCATCGAAAGCGCTTCCAAGACAGCGCGGGAAATTTGAATGCGGCGGGCGGGATTGATCATGATTTGTTTGAGTCGTTAGGATTCACCAGGCGGCGGCCGTCGATGAGCTGGTCCACGCGGGAATGGAATGCCCGCACCATGTTGTTCATGGAATCCATGATCGCATCCTTGCGGACCTCTCCGGCATTCATCAGCTTCACAAATTGCTCCGCCTGCTCCCGCCGGATGTCCCGCAGTTGCGCGTCCATGTGTTCCCGGTGTTCCTTCGCGTCCCGTTCAATGCACGTCACCCGCCGCTCAAGGTCCTGGTGCTGGGCAAACGTCGGCGGAGAATAAATCTTGCGCACTGGCACCTCCGGCACCGGATCTTTCAAAGTGATATTCTCCCCGCGCCCCTGCGCCTGTCCCTTTTTCCAAGCGATCAACGCCGCCGAGGCCGCACCGATCACACCCACCACAAAGGAAGTAATCCACTCCCCCGAAACCATCGTCTCAGCCAAAACATTCATTGGCCATCCTCCTCTTCTTCGTATTCTTCGTATTCTTCCACATCCTCGGTTTTCTCACAAAACCGATTGCACGCCTCCACCGTCACCAGCCCCCGGATCATCGCCGGAACCCCACTCTCAGGATTCCATGCTTCCAGATAGAAAACCATGTCCCGCAGCGCGTAATCCTCCAAGGATTCAATCGCCTCCACCTGGCATCCCGCACGGCAGATAAAGCCAAACAACAAAGCCATGTGCGCCGCGATCCGGTCTTCTCTTGTGTCTTGTGTCTCCAAGTCTTGTGTCTCCTCTTTATTCATCCGCTCCGCCTTTCCAGTCATCGATGCCATCCGCGATCACTCGCGCCAGCAGTTCCGTGTGCGCCGTCGCCAGCTTCCAATCGTTTGCGTTAGACCCGAAGAACGGCTCGCAGATCACCGCCGGGCAGGAAAGTTTTTGCAGAAAGCCGCCACCGCGTTCCTCCTCACGGATCGGCACCAATCCCCGGCGCTTGTGCTCCGGGAAGGTTTCATTCATCCGCCTGTCCAGGCATTGCGCCAGCTTCCGGCCCATGCCGCTCGCGTGCCAGTAAAGCCATTCGTGGCCGGTCGCCTTCGCATTCGAGGCCGCATTGAAATGCAGCTCCACCGCCACATCCACCTCATTGCTCTTCAGGTTGGCTGCCAGATACTGCATCGCCCGGCCGTAGCCAGCCTGTGCATACTTATCCACCAGCATCACATCGAAGCCCCGCTCCCGCAGATCCGCCACAATGAGTTTCCCCAGGCGGCTGTTGTAAGCCCACTCGCTCATCCCATCCACCGAGGCGGCTCCGCCATCTCCCCGGCTATGCCCAATGCAAATCGCGATCATTCCCCGCTCCTCCATTGTTCGAGCTCACGGGCGATCCGCGCATTCTTGCGCTCCTCCGTCCGCCGCTGGTCCTGGGCACCATCCTCATCATTGCCCAGGCCATTCATCTCTCGCAGGACAATACGCACCGCCCACACCAGCACCGTCGCGGAGACGAGCGCCAGCAAGGCAATCACGGGGATGGTCACGAGTGCATTCATTCGGTATTTGGTTTCGTTAGAAGTAGCGGGGAGGTCCACAACCGGCATCGGCATCAGCCACACGGTCTCGCTCCCTGTTTGAAATCTTTGTGTTCTTTGTGTTCTTTGTGGTTCAATCACTTCTCAGTAATCACCACCACCTTCGCGGCCCGGCGTTCCTCCTTGCGCTCTTCCGCCGCCGCGTCCGCAGCCTCCTGGTATTGCCAAACGCCCACGGCCCACGCCGCAAGGCCCTGTGCCAGGGAAATGCTTTCCACATCCGGCCGGCGCGTCACCGTGCCATCCTTGGCCGTGCTGGTAGCACACGACGGCAGGCCCATAAGACCTGCCGCCGTTAGCACTAGCAGTAACAACCGCAGCGGCAGACCACCCAGCCCACCACTGTTTCCAACGTCCGGCTCATCGCCGGGGAAAATCGTGATTTGTCCCTTGGTCACAAATCGCACCAAAATATTCAAGCCCCCCAGGGCAGACAATGCGCCCACCGGATTCGCCGCCACCCACACACCCACCGGAGGATAAAAAGACGATGCCACCGCAATGATTTGCAGCCAGAAAGTTTTCGAGCGCAGGATGGACTTCGCACTTGGCGGCGGGGATGTTGCAGCGGTCATGCAAAGACCTTGCCACGCCCCCTCAATTCCGCGCCGGAACCCGCCCCCACAGCCTATCTTGCCCCGCTACTAACCCCGCATCTGCTAGGCCATCTGCCGCTGTTTATGCTCCCAAACCGAGAGCAAGTCAACCCGCCAGTGCGAATTCGGCCGCGATGGCCGCCGCTTATAAGCCCGGATCTCCTTTGTCGTGATCAGGTCATAAATGATTTCCCGGTCGCATTCATCCAGGATCTTCCCCGCCTGCGCCACGCTCCCCCACCTCTGCAGCTTCCGCTCCGCCTTCGGCGTCGTTAGATAGGCATCCTCATAAAACGAAAACGTCGGCAAGTCGGTGTCGGTGCTAGTCATGAAAACACCCTACCACACCCACGGCAACAAATCGCCAAAGTGGCGCGGGCATCCTGCCCGCCGCCTTTTCACTTCCCCTGCGCCTCTTCCAACATCCGCTGCGCCCGTCCTAATTTAAAAGCACTCTCCACCCGGCCCGGCACGGTTTCCCGCTCTGCCGCCATCGTCAACTCTTGCCTCTTGAGTCTTGCCACCTCTAATTTCAAATACGCGTTTTCATCTTCCATCCTCTTCAAAGCCCCCCGCGCTTTATCTCTCTCTCGGACCGCCTCCTTCAAATACTTCTCTCTTGCAGCCTCCACCCCCGGATCGGCCCGCTCCGCTTCCCCACACCCCCCCAGCAGCAAAGCCACCGCCATCATTCCCATCATTCTCATCATTCCCATTCTCATAATCTCGGTCCTTTTATCGCTATTTTCTCCAGGAGATCAATCACCTCCCGGACCTTCCCAAACAATAACCTCATCTCCTCCTCATGCGAGAGCGGAGTCCGCGCACCATACATAGGCGCATCCTCTCGCACCACCTGCGCGCTTTCCCCTATGCCGCTTTCGTTCGGGTTTGCGTAAGATTCTGCATTTTCGCTGAGCTTTTCAGGTTCCATGCGGCCCTCCCCGGTCATCAGCCATTTAACATCCACGTTAAGAAATTTAGCGATTTCAAAGAGACGGTCGGAACGTGGCTCAGACCCTGCCAACCAGCGGCTTACCGAGGACTGAGGCACGCCAATATGCTCGGCCAGGGCACCTTTAGAGTGTCCTGAGAACCGAATGGCATGTTGAAGCCGTTCAGAAATATTTTTCACAAATGATAAATAATGCTTGCTGGGTTTATCGTAAGTGGTAAATCTTTTTGCGTAGCCCGCTACGGGGCAAAGGAAAATGAAACACCAAAAGCAGAGAATGCCAACACGGAAATTAAAAGCCCCCACCCTCCACCGGGATCTCATCCGCTCCAAAGGCTGGAGCCTGCGCACGGCGGCCCCGCTCCTCGGTGTCCATTGGACCCACCTGCACCACGTTCTCAGCGGAGCCCGCACTAGCCGCACTCTCCTCGCCCGCATCGAAGACTTGCCCACCCGCGACACCACCCACCCATGACACCCGAGCTCGAAATCCGCGTATCCCTCACCCTCGCCGCCCTCCGGCTCCAGCGCGAGGCCGGGCTCATCGGCGAGCGCGAGCAAGTCTCCATCAAGTCCATGTCCCGCCTCTCCCATGAGATCGGCGAGCCCGTCTCCGAGCGCACCTTCCGCCGCCTCGAACGCACCGGCCTCCACCGCGCCCGCCTCGCCGCCCTCGCCCTTCAATCCCTCTCCCAGCACTAACCGCCCTCTTCTCTTCAGACTCTTCCTCTTCCGACTTTCAGACCTTTAGACCTTCAGACTTTTAGACTCTCCCAGCACTAACCAGTAACCAAACCAAACCATGAAAAAGACCATCACCCATTCCCTAAACTCCGCCGAGCTCGATGCCATCGAAGCCCACCTCCGCTTCCTAGCCGCCGCCGCAGATCAAGACGAGCGCCCCAGCCACGCCGGTGGCCTCCAAGCCGCCCTCACCTATCTCGCCACCGCCCGCCGCGAGTCCTACGCCCGCCGCGTCCGCCGCGCCGAGGATTCCCTCACCACCTCCGGCTTCCCCCGCTAATCAGGCTCTTCCCTGAAAACTGAACACTGAAAACTAGCAAACTCAAATGCACTCCGATCCCACCACCTACATCCTCGCCGCCGCCGTCATATCCGGAGCCATCGGCTTCATGGGCGCAAGCCTCATGGCTGCCCACCAAGTCCGCCGCGCCAACAATGACGGCTACGCCGAAGCCGTCCGCCACTACCAAGCCCAAGCCAAACGCAAACAGCGCGAAGCATCTTCCACCTCCCCCTCTTCCCTGAAAACTGAAAACTGAACACTAGCAACTCAAATGACCTACACCCTCACCAGCCTCAATCACATCCGCCGCGATCTCGCCGATACCCTCGAAGACATCGGCTCCGCCATGGGCCTCCTCCGCGAGGCCGATGACGAGATCTCCAACGGCAATTCCCAAGGAGGAAAAATGTGCGCCTCCGATGCTCTGGACCTCGTTTCCGGACTCGAAGCCACCTTCTCCGCCCTCGCCTCCCGCATCGCCATCATCTCCGAGAATTAACCTCTTCTCTTCCCTGAAAACTGAAAACTGAACACTAGCAACTCAAATGACCGAAATCATCACCGACCAAGAATACGCCAACGCCCAACTCCGGGAGCACGCGGAAAACATCAACGACGCCATCGACCGCGTCGTCCAACACGAGGAAGCCTTCAAAGAATCCACCCTCGAACCCTGCCTCCTCATCGGCCGCGAAATCGCCCAGGCTCAAACCCTCTTCGGCCTCAACAATCATGACAAAATGGCCGTCGCCCGCGAAGGCAAGGCTCTGTTGTCACGGCCCGTGACAACAGAGGTGGCCGCCCCGAATTCCATCGGCTTCGCCGCCTGGCTCGCTCGCGAAATCCCCCGCCTCAACCGCGCCACGGCCATCAAATACGCCACTTGCTTCAAGGCGCTCGAACTCCCCGCCGAGGCCCCGCCCGCCAAGATCGTCGCCAAAATCAAAGACCTCCGCCACGCGGCGGGCCGCGATGGCGAGCCCATGCCCTCCCTCGCCAGCCTCTACAAACAAGGCCGCCCCGCCAGCAAAGAACCGCTGCGCATCACTAGCCCGGCGGATGACCTCCCAGACAAAACCCGCGAACTCCTCCAACTCGAAGACGCCCGCGAAGCCTGGACCCTCTGGCGTGAGGACGGTGAAAAATTCGTGAACTCCGGCAAGCTCGATCACCTGGACAAAACCGGACTTGCCGAGCTCAAGGAATTCCATCTCTGGCTCCGCGATCGCCTCAACGCCCGCCTCAAATAACCCCCTAACCACCCGCCGCCATGTCCTGCATCATCTCTCTCGATTACGCCTCGCCCGCCTGGGAAACCGTCCCCGCCGAGCACCGCTCCGAACTCCAGCGTCTCATCGATGCCATCTCCTCGGAACCGGCCACCGGCAAGACGAAGTGGATGCAGGACATGGCCACCCGCCTCGGCCTTTCCTTCCCCGCCTTCCGCAGGCATTACTACAACCTCCAAAACAACAACGGAGATTGGACCGTCCTGATAGACCGCCGCAAATCCGCCACCCACCGCGCCGCCCAAGCCCTCGCCCGCCAGCCACACTTCGCCGCAGAGCTCGTCCGCCTGGTCGAGTCCAACCAACGCAAAAACACCCCCGCCTTCCGCCTCCTGCGCAAGCGCTGGGCCGCCCGCGCCCAAACCATCCCCGGCTATGAAGAATGGCCCGGCTGGCCCCAAATCCCCGCCGGTTGGTCGGATGTCAACCTCGCCCGCATCGTCCGGGATTATTCTAACGTCGCCCGCCTCCGCTCCATCCGCGTCGGCACCTCCAGCAAAACCAATCCCTATCTCCCCACCGTCCTCTCCACCCGCGTCGGCCTTTGGCCCGGTGCCGTCATACAGCTAGACGATGTTTGGCACGACAACTTCGTCACCGTCGGCAAAGACCGCAAACTCGCCCGCGTCCTCGAACTCGGAGCCCTCGATCTCTTCTCCGCCAATCGCTTCCACTTCGGTGCCAAGCCCCGCCGCAAACGCGAAAACGGCACCTGGGAAACCATCGCCGCCACCGATATGCGCATGTTCCTCGCAGGAATGTTTCACCGCTTCGGCTACTCGCCTAACGGAACCATGCTCATGAGCGAGCACGCCACCGCCAAAGTCTCAGAGGACATCCAGCGCATGCTCTACGATGCCACCGGCGGCCTCATCCGCGTCGATTACCAACCCATCGAGGGCAAACAAGCCGCCCTCTCCGGTTTCTGGTCTGGCTCCGAAGGCGGAAACTTCCGCGCCAAAGCCTGCTTAGAATCCACCCACAACCTCATCCACAACGACCTCGGCCACCTCACCATGCAAACCGGATCACCCAGCTCCGGCCTGCAAGGCCCCGTCACCACCGATCGCATCGCCGCCTATATCAACCGCGTCCTCAAATCCGTGTTGGAAAAAGTCCCCCACCGCGCCGAGCTCCTCCGCCTCCCAACTCTCGACTTCCACACCCAGTTCTATCCGTTCTTGGTGGACTACTATCAATTCGGACTCAACGCCCGCCACGATCACGACCTCGAAGGCTGGGAAGCCCTCGGCCACATCATCAATCAATACACCACCCTCCCCGGCTCTGGTCAGTATTTCGATGAGCAAACCTTCCTCAACCTGCCCGCCCCCTCACAACTCGCCATCCGCTCCGCCGCCCAGGCAGATCCATCCGCCTGGTCACGCCGTCACAAACTCTCGCCCGCCAATGTCTGGAGCGCACGCCCCAAGTTTTCCCCCATCCCCTCCGTCGTCCTTTGCGACATCCTCGGCCAAGACCTCTCCCGCGAAATCACCGCCCGCCGGGGATTCCTCGAATTCTCCGATCAGGAAATCTCCTGCGATCCTCTAACCTACACAGCCAGATACATCTCCGGCCCCATGCAAGGCCGTGAGATCCACCACGGCGAAAAGGTCTCCATGTTCATCCTCCCCTTCGATGATGCCACCGCCATGGTCCAAGATGCCAAAGGCCGCTTCCTCGGTGAGGTCGCACTCTACAAGCGCCACCTCCCCATCAACCCCGCCGCCTTCCAAACCTCCGAGCCCTACGAGTCCCGCCCGGAAATCAAATCCGCCGAGCTCATCCGCGCCGCCGGCGAGAAACACTCCCGCATCGCCGACATCCTCGAACCTAGCCGCATCCTCCATGCCGATGAGGTCACCCACGCCCGCGATCTCCGCGAGCACAACCGCCGCGTCATATCCGGCGCACCCGTCACCCCGGACGAGATCCACCAGGCCCGCCTTGCAGCCTCCCAGCAAGGCCAGCGCACCGCCGCTGCAAACCGCCTGCAAAACCACGGCACCGCCCGCGATTACGACCTCATCGAGGCCGCCCCCGCCCCCGCCTGGCAAGACCCCTTCTCATATCTCCCCGAAGACAACCATTTCCCCGATTCCATCTAACCAACATGAACACACTAGCAGTAACCGCACCCGACCCCATCGCCGCCGATCACGCCCTCCGCCCGGCCAGCACCACCACCAATTACAACATCTCGCCCGCCGAGTTTGAAAAAGTAATCAGCAAGCTCCCAAACGATCAACAGGAAGTCCTCCGTTGGTGCTATTTCCTCGGCAAAGATCGCGGCTGGCCACTTACCCAACTCGCCAAAGCCGTCGGATCATCCTCCACCACCCTTTCCCGCGTCTTTCGCGGCGAGTATGGCGCAGAACTCAACAAACTCTGCGAAAGCCTCACCAAAGCCAAAGCCACCATCCACGAAGCCATCGATAACCCGGACTTTATGATGACGAGTCTCGGCAAGGAAATCTTCGCCATCTGCGATCGTGTCCGCAGCCTCCGCACCGTCGCCATCCTCTGGGGTTCCATGGGCATCGGGAAAACCACCGTGCTCGAAGAATACAAACGCCAAAACAACCACGGCAAAACCATCTACTACCGCTGCGAGCCCGGCATGACCCTCGTCCAATTCATCACCTCTCTAGCAGCAGCCTGCGGCATCGGTTTCAAAAGCAAACAAACCCAACTCCGCACCCGCGAGAAACTTTACACCCTCCTCTCCGCCGGGCAGCGCCTCGTCATCATTGACGAGCTCCACCAGCTATTCCTCCGCCGCCCTGGTAACGACCTCACCCCCGTCCTCCAATGCGAGTTCCTCCGCACCATCTATGACAAAGCCGGATGCGGCCTCGTCCTAACCGGCACCAAAGCCCTGGAGAAATACATGACCGATCAAAAGGACGCCCTCGCCCAGCTCCTCGACCGTGGCACCATGCCGATCCACCTCCCAGACAAACCCACCGCCGAGGATGCCCGCCTCTTCGTCAAATCCTTCGGCCTCCCCCCACTCAACGCCTCCGAGCCCGAAGCCGCCGAGATCGTCAAAGACATCCTCACCTCCTCCGGCCTCCGCAAGCTCACCCTCCACCTCCGGGACGGTGCCGCCACCGCCGCCAAACGCGGCGAGCGCTACACCTGGGGCCATTTCTGCACCGCCTTCGAAGACCTCCAATCCCTCGGCAAACGCCGCAAATAAATCTTCATCTTCCCTGAAAACTGAACACTGAACACTAGCAACTCAAAACCACCATGCACCAAGCCGCCTTCGATTTCACCGCGCCACCCGCCGCCCCAGACGGTGAAGTCGAGGCGCTGGTCTATCACCTCCACACCAATCCCGGTTTCCACACCGCCGCCAAGCTCGCCGCCGCCCTCAACCTATCGGATCGCAAGATCCGCCAACTCGCCGAGCAGGCAGACGGCTACATCGTCTCCGGCCCCGGCTCCC